TCATCCGTAACATCGGCAGTGTCCGAAGATGCGTCTGACGGGGGGGTGAAATCCCCCGTGTGCGATGGTTTAGGACGGGGGGGGGTGTTGGGCTTGGTACCCCGGGTTGATGGGGTAGCCCCCACCTCATTCTCAGCGGAACCGTCATTGTCGGGTGACGATTGGGTGAGATTTGCGGGTGATGCATCTGTCTCCTCCGAACCAAGCAGATTCACGGCGGATACCACATCCGTTTCTACACGCGCAGACTGTAGCCCAGAAAGAAGATCCGGGCTGATCGAGGTGCGAACATGCGTCGATCTAATGTCAACTTTCTTGCTGGTTGCGTACTCATCGCTGAACCTGGCTCCGAGCAGCTTCATAGCCAAGTGACCGTCTCCACTTGCTATCCCATCGTTGACCGTTCCTAACGCAAATGCTTGGTATTCAGACTCTGCTTGTTCGATAACCTCTCGAAAGTCAGAGTATTGTTCTACCCAACGAAATAGCGTACTTTTTCCTATCCCCGCCATGACGGCAGCACGAACTACCGGCAGTCCGCTTCTCACGTTCTTCAGCATCGCTTCAATCGTTTCGGGAATATATCCAGTCGGTCTACCGGTGATTTCGCCAGTGCCGAGTTTGCTTGCTTGTTTATGTCTCGCCTCCATCACTGACTTCGGCATTTGGATAGGCGCACTGCGTAGTGCTTCGAGTTTTGATGCTTTCTCCTCGTTGCTGAGGACGTTCTTCCGAACTGGAACGCTCTTCTTCTTTGCGGATGTTTTACGTTTACCTGCCATTAGATTGGCGTATCCCGGAATTATTTCGGGTACGATTGATGGTATCGCTTGTTTCGAGGTCTCGCCGTTTATGCAGTCCGATCTTCATGATTTGACCACCTTCGTGATGAGCGCGGAAGATTAGTGCCGCTTGTTTTTTACTGGGCGCATCGACGAAGAACCGACCATCGGTTGTTATTATTTTGTAATTAGCCATTGGTTTTACGATTACCTGCCATGCTTAAATTTCTCCTGACAGTTAGAGAGACCGACTTCTAGTTCCTCGATATCTTCGGAGAGAACGCGCTGTATTTCCTTAAGTTCCTCCGAGCTAGTTTTGGTTTGATGCATTTCGATGCGTAAGGCGGCTAATCGACCACTGATGCGGTTCATTGTCTCGTTTACAGCGAGCGTTCGTCGATCAAACAGACTTTCTTGGTCAACCATCTTCGGTGCTTTGTAATTAGCCATCGATCTTCTTTTGCATGACTCCTCCATCCTGGAAATCCTCGATCAACACCTTTACAACCGTTTTCCTCACAAGTGCCTCGATGCTATCGAGAGCGTATTGCTCGAACGCATTAAGAGCGTCCCTCTGTTTCTCCACTTTCTTGGTGAGTTCATCTATCCGGCTACCGAGATCGTCGTTCTTCGGTTGCTCGCCGCTCATTATTTCGCTTGTTGTTATTCCTGCCATATTCGTTTGTTCGTTGTTCGTTTCACCTCAAATTCACCAACCGCACCGGACAAGAAGAGTTGCTATCACAAGTTCAATGCCGCCTGAAGAGAGCGGGCTTGGCGTCCGGTTTGGTTGGTTTAAATTCATACTATCGACCATGCATAACCGTCCCATGAGCGATGTTGTGCGTCTCGGGAGGGACGATTGGTTGGTGGGACGAAGACTCGTCGTTCCCGGGCGTATTCATTCTCGGGAAACTGGATAAACCGAATGTATCGGGTTGGCTTTGCTTTCTTCTTTCGAGGTTTTGGTTTCGGTTTCGGTCGTTCAGCCAGACGTTCACGATAGTAATCCTCTCGCGCTTTGAGTATCGCCAGTTCCTCCTCACCGGGATCAGCGAAAAAAGCCGCCAATTGCGCCTGAGCCTGTGCATAGCTTTGATATTTATCTAAAAAGCTGAAAGCGTTCACCTAATCTCTCCCCCCATCACTCGTTTCCCGAGCCGCTACAGCACCGTCACACGATTCTTTTTCCTCTTGGGTGTCCGCACACCCCAGGAACTCTTTAAACGCCTCATGCGCTAAATTTGCAAGCTCCTCCCATCGTTCATCGCTTGGTGGTTCGGGGAACACCACTCCTGGACGTTCCGTCTTCCTCAACGGCAACGGTCGTTCGATACCGGCGGCGAGTTGCCGAACGTGATTCTCCATCTTCAGCAAGTCGTTGTACTCTTTCCGGTCACTTGGTTTAACGATGTTACCTGCCACATCGTACACACCGCGCTCTTCGATCTGCGCCAACTGTTCCCGGATAACCTGGAGTTGATTCTTGAGCGCAAACGTCTCCGCTGATGTGAGGACTTTCATAATCTTACCACATACGATAATCGATAGTCGTACTACCGATACTCGTAGGAGGTGTTATAGATATATAATCTCTCCTACGTATTACCGTATACCGTATAATCGTATAGTTACGTTCCAAATGCATTTAAGTCGTTACTGTTAAGTGATTAGCTACGGGAGTTTTATTTCTTTTCTGCGTGTCGCTGTACTTGATCGGGGAATTTTTGCTTCACTCATTTCGTATCCTCCCATGCTTCGTGTCTCGGCACCCGTAGCAAACGGGCATCATGCTGACCGTTCCCGGTAAGCCATCATTCGTAAACTCGACGCGCTGACGTTCCTCATATTTCTCCCATTTATGAATCGTCTCCCCGCACAAGAAGCATTTGCGCTCTCTATCGGCTATCACCGTACTAGATAGCGGGAGTCTGTTTTCGTTTTGTTTATCGTTCATTGCGTTTCTTTATCATCCGCTTCCGTGCGATCGCTCCGTGCATCCGTGGCGCGATCCAGTCGAACTTGTCGCGGAACTCGAACAAATAGCCTATGTTACGTCTTTCTTCCGCATGTAGTTTTTAGTGAAAACTGCGAACCGTCTGAACTGTTTATCGTAGGCCGGTTTCTGCGCTCGGAGGTCATCCACCAGGTTGACCGCGTTAAGCACTGTGCCGTGGTCTCGATCCCACCAATCACCGATTGCTTGTAACGTGTATCCCGCGTCTCGGGCCAACCACATGCACACACCCCGATACCAGACCAGTTCGTGGCTTCGCACCTTCTCCCGAAGTTCCTCAACGCTCTTATCGAAGAAGTCGGCTGCCGCTTCTGAGATCAACCTCAATCGTCGGCTTGAACTGGGGGGATTATCCGCCCATTGTTTTAGTTTATTTTCCATAGTTCCAGTGCTGGCTTCTCCCAGTTTTTCGTTTTCCCCGTATATCTTGACGTTGAGTGTGACTTGTAAACCGAACGAACAATCGCATATTCCCACCCGGCGCGGTTAAAATCTTTGATCATGTTTTCAATGATCCACAGTTCACAATCCAGCCGACAAGGCAAACTGAACGGCACTGCGCCCAGTCGCTTCGCTTCATTCTCAGCTATCGCTTTCTCGCGGAGGCTCATACTTTTTGGTTTCCTGCCATAATTTATTTGCAGCCTTGAACACCCGCCATCCTCGCTGGAGTTCTTTCGCCTCCCATATCTGCTCGGCTATCGGGAGTGGCGTTGATCGGTTTAGCACCAGGCTGATGCACTGTGGATTCGGTCTCATGGTTTTGCGATAAGCAGCTAACTGATAGGCGTACTCTTTTCGGAAATTCGGCTTGTTTCCTTCATATTCCTGGGTTTTATAGTCGATGATAACCGACCCCCGGATGCCTCGCACCTCGGCTATCAGATCAATCGTCCCCCCAAACCCCCATCGGTTACTCACAACCGTCTTCTCAACGGCGATCACCCGGAGAATGCGCTTATGCGTCCACCGAACATACGTCTCCAGCCAAGGCCAGATTTCTGGGTCTTGCGACTCATCGAACTTGCCGAGGTTAAATTCCTCGATGGCTTTGTGAACGCGATTACCGAAGTCCAGGATCTTGTGTTGATCGATCTTCGAGTAACCGTGAATGCGGGCAATGTAGTCCTGCTCCGATTCACCGTTGATATGCGGGTTCTCCACACAAGACCGTACCATCCGGTCGCACTTCCACTTGGTCAGGTGCGGCTTCTCGATCATACCCAAAACCCCACTCACCGATGGCACCAAGGACTGTTTCCGCGCCTCGCGCAGTGTGGTGGGTTTGCCATTGGGTTGGATATGGCAAGCCTCCCCGGCCAGCGTATACCAGTGCTGACCGGAGGAGACGATGCGTTTGAATTCCGGGATGATCATATCACCGCCCGTTTCCACAGGAATGGCCCGTGGTTTTTGTCACACCAGACACAGATGTTGAACCCGCGCTTGAGGTGTTTCCCGTCCATTTCCGCACGACAAATTGTACACGGTGGGTTTGGTTTTTTTTTCTTTTTGAACATAACGAATTAACGCTCCGCGTATTTCTCAGCCGCTTTCTTCAGATACTCGGACTTGTTGAACTCACCACTCGGTGGGAGATCCAGGTCACTCGGCATGGCGGTGGAGATGTTTGCCCAAAGTCGTTCCGGGTCAGTCTTATCTTTGTCGTGCGTCACGTTTACCATCGCACATTTACCCACGCAGGATGCCTCCAGGTCGATCCCGCCACCGACTCTGACCAGTTCGACACCCCAGCCATCCAGAAATGGCTTCAGATAGCCTTGGTCGCTCATTGTGACGTTGAACTGTTTTGTTAACTGGAACGGTCGCCCGTCCTCCATCTTCTCCACCGACTCGAATATGAACCGGACTTTCTGCTTGGGTTCTGGGTGGGCCGGGTTCATCGATGGAACCATGCGCCGACCGTCTTGGTCTG